AGAATAAAAGATTTTTTATTTTAGACCTGGAGAGAAAGGAAAACAGTAAATAGAGATATAAAAAATTTATTTTGGAGGTTATGAAAATGGCTAATGTTTCTCCGGGTGTTTACACCAAAATTATTGATTTATCTGCCTTTGTGCAAGCTGTACCATCCACAATTGGATTTATGTGCGGTTTTACACATAAAGGTAGAGATAACGAATTACTGTTCTTAGGTTCAAGAGCAGAATTAATTTCAGAATTTGGCGAACCGAATATTGTTGATTTCGGAAAGAGTTACGGACAAGGTCCATATATAGCATACAATCACTTAGGTGAATCTGGAGCATTGTTTTGGATTCGTCTATTACCAGATGATGCACAATATGCTAACTTTAGAATTGATAGTGCATTAACTGGCGATACTACTGCTACAATTTCAATTACATATGTTGATAGTCTAAATACACAAGCTGAAATTAAAACAAAGCTGGAATCGAGTGCTCCTACTTATCCGATTGCTTTTTTAAGACCAATAGGAAGGGGGGATTATTACAATTCTATCGGGGTAAGATTAACAGAACACTCAAATCCAACGCTCAATGGAATTTATGTTTTAGATGTGTATGAAAAACAATCGGACGATGATGATGTTATTGTTGAATCATTTGAAATTTCGTTTGATGCAAATGCCACCGATTCCGCTGGTGATTCAATTTTTATCGGATCTGTGTTAGAAACTTATTCATCTTTCTTGAGAGCGGATCTAGAACTATCAAGTGGTGCTCTAACAGAAGGTTATAATAGGGTAATTAAAGTTTATGATAAAGATATCGGAACAGCAGTTGTTGTAGATACAGCAGGTTCAGCAACGATTACAGATAATAAACAAGATTTCTCTGAGTGGGAAAACACTCTTGAAACTGGAAATGCAACTTATGTAGTTATTGCTAAAGATGGTAGAGGAAATGAACTTTGGGGTTGGTTGGGAGCTTCATCAGGAGTTGATGGTGAAACAATCAATGTCTTCCAAGGAAGAAACCTAACAGGTGGAACAAAATCATGGAATGGTACTGCAGAAGCTATTGCAGCATTTGATACAGATTCTTCTATTACATATTCTGTTAAACAATCATATGCAGATATGGCACAACCATTTACTTCATCTGAACCAGTTCCTCTAAGAAAAGGTTCAGAAGGATCATTATGGAAAGATGATGGAAGTCTTAACACAGAAACTACTGGCATTTTGGCTGCTGATTCAGCTCCAACTCTACTAGAACAAGGTTATACTGGTATTCTGTCAAACCCAAATACTGGTAATTATGTGGATGAGGTATTGGATACTGAGAATATTTATTTTTCAATTGTATATGATGCTGGTTATCCGTCAGATACTAAGACAGCTATCAGCACACTTTGTACAACTAGACGAGATTGTGTTGCAATTCTTGATAATGGTGATAACGTATCAGTAACTGCTGCGTTATCAAAACGTACAACCAATCATCCTTATAACAATTACTTTGTTTCATTATATGAATCATATAGCAAAGTATCTGACGCATTTACGGGACAGGACATTTGGTTCTCACCAGTATACCATATGTCATACTTGTTACCAAGGAATGATAATATTGCTGAGCTATGGTTTGCAGCAGCAGGTTTCTCAAGAGGTGCAATTGATAATATCAAGGAATTAAGATATAATCCACGTCTTGGACAAAGAGATCAAATGTATCTGAAACAACTAAATCCAATTGTTCAATTCTCAGCGGGTTATGTTGTTTGGGGACAATTGACAGCTCAAGCGAAAGCAAGCGCACTACAAGACTTAAACATTGTAAGACTTGTTCTGTATTGTAAACGAGCTCTTGAACAATTCTGCCGATTCTTTATCTTTGAACAAAATGATCCTATTACATGGGGTGAAGTCGGTGGAGCAATTACCGAGTTTCTAGAGGTTATTAAAAATAAACGAGGTCTTGATGCTTATACTGTTGAAGTCGGTGCAACAGATTATGAAAGAAAAACAAAGACTTTCCATGTTAATATCGTTCTAGAACCTACTAGAGTTGTTGAGAAAATCGAACTCAACTTCTTTATTAAATAATTAGACAAAAAAAGGACTGACTATTGATCATTTAGTCAGTCCTTTTTTCCGTCGTTAATTAATCAAGACGACCGATAGTATCGGAGGTCTCTTGTCGATCTAATTCCAAATCGTCAATCTTTAATAAAGAATTAACAGCATGCTCCAAATAGAATTTTCTGTTTTGAATCAATGGAAAGATATTCACAATATGGACTGCCATTGATGTCCGACCCTCGCTGACCCTTTTGATGAACGAGTCAAACGCTTCTTGTTTATCCCCGCTCCAATATGTATTGAAAGAGAATTTTTTGAACGAATCAACAATTAATCCTATCTCCTCTAAACACATTAAGTAAGCGGCTGCTGATGCAATGGCTTGCTGTTCTTGAAATACTCTATCTGTATGCTGTGCATATACAACTTGCAAATAACCTGTAGTCTTTACTACTGCATTTGTCTTGTTAATTGTTTCTAAAGTAACTAAGTTTGGGTTTTTGAAGATACCCATTCTTTCGCGCATTCCCATATAATCCTCAATAATAAAATCCTCAGGAACAGCGACAAAATCGGTAATGTGAATAGGACTCGACATAGTAACTCCTTTTGTTAGTGGTTAAGGGCTGAATCTTAATCCGACCGGTATATCATTCACAGTTTTAAATTGTGGTCTTTTGTTCATATGGCAACTTTCTTCATTCAACAGTTGTTCTAATAGTTGATTAGATAAAAATCTATAATCTGAAATACGAGATCTACAACATTTACAAAGTTTGTAATGACCCGTAATAATTATTCCAGGATCATCAAGATCATGCTTTGGATTCTTCTCCACACATTCCGGGCACATCTCCATTCGTTTCTTTCTCCTTTAGATATTTGATATATTTTTTCTTTTCTATTGCAGTTGAAGCTGTAACCAGAGCTGTAATCAACCAAACAACAACCTTGAACCAAGCACCTAAAGCACCACAAATTAACATATTAATTCCAAATGTGATTGTTGCAGCAATAAGAACATGCCCATTTTTTGCTGGTTTGGCAGCTGTTTTATCTCGAATCCCTTTTTGAGCAATTGATCCTGCCGATATAAAAAGGAGACCAGATAAAATGGTTAGTAACATATAAAGATTCAATGCCCATTGCTGAGGAAGAATCGAGAGTACAGTTAAAACTACAAAATAAGAATATATAGCATATTGTATCATTGGTCCTCCTAATACCCTAAAGGGCATTTTTTTGGATTTAATTTTAATTTTATTCTAACTTGCTGAAAAGTATCAAATAATTTCCATACAGCAAAAATGGTATGTCTTCCAAATTCATATTTTTGAAGATTAGCAGAATATTCTTTATCCATAAAGCTACAAGGAATCATTTCCATAGATGGACTGATATATGCTGATTGTCTTGCTGCTTCACAAGTAGTAATAAAAAATTCCATATTTTTTGGAACTTCAATGTGATTAGCAAGACAACTGTCCATACCTACTTTGGAGATTGCTTTATTGTTTAATGCTAAATCAGAAAATGTTTGTAATTGATCTTTGGATGGACGTAATTCTTCATGTAACGATCCTTTACCAACAGGTTTAAATAATAGAAAAATCACTGCATTTAATTTATCTAAATCAACATTATCGTTCCAAGGGTTGTGTCCTTTTAAAAAACTGAACGCTTTAAATGCTGAGTTACAAGTAAATACAAAATGCATATTTGTTTTTATCCCTGCGGTTTGGAATCTTCTAATAGCGTCATATGTAAAATCTTTTGAATAATCACTAACTGCAACTGCACCACATAATTTTGATATTTCGATTTGTTCATCTGTGAGATCGATTCCACTTGTGGTATAATTCGGAACAACTTGCTTGCTCCGGCAGTATTCTACAATTTCTTTGAAGTTTGGATGATGATTTGGATCCCCACGACCTCCTAAGGCAATTTGATTCGTGTGAGAATGACATTGATCAACGATAAATTTGAAATTATCTAAAGTCATATGATTTTCTTTATAATGACCTTGATAACAAATATCACACTTGTTTTTACAATGTCCCATTATACCCACGTCTAATAATGCAGGCATATCCAAACAAAAAGGATCGGGTTTTCCGTTGATCCCTCTAATGAGTTCGAAACCACTTTCTGTATTGAAGTACATTTGGTAATCATCATTTGAATAATATTTGTCATATTTTGCTATGACGTTTATTCCGTTTTCACTCGCCTTTAGAATCTTCATCGACTGTGTCCGGAATTTGTGAATCGTCGGTAAAAAATTTAATATGATATAAGAGTCTCTGTACTCCGAATAATGTAACGATAAATAGTATAGAAAATTTACTCATAAGAACTAAACTTAATATAGCAGCGACAAGTAAAATCCCTGTGTTGTTAGTTTTGTCCCCCCTATCCCATTTCTCGTTGAGGGTTTGCATAATATACTTCGCTTTATCTGATACATCTCCCTTGTAAATCTTGTCCATAATTAAAACCTCCATTAAATTTAGTTAAAAAAATATCACAACCCTTCCTATTCAATTATTAATATATATAGTTCTTATTTTTAAACGAGATATACATAGTTTATTAGAACAAAATATAAACTTGATGCTTACTTAACGGAGTTTGAAAATTTATGAATGTTTCGGATTATTTAGAAAAAATACAAAATGATGAATCCGTATTCCCTATGGACTCTCCCTCTAAGAAAAAAAAAGTTCTAAGATACTATTCGGAAGCAGATAATAGTACACGAAGAGCAATGATTGATTTAGATGGTACAATTCACAAATATTCAAAAGGTTATCAGGATGGTTCAATATACGATGATGCTTTTGATGGAGCGAAAGAAACAATAGATTGGCTGAAAGAATTGGGGTTTGAGATTATTATTTTCACAACCCGAGTATCTAAAGAAAATGCGGAAGAACAGGGCGGAGATCATCTTAAACAAATCACAAACATTGAAAATTATTTAAATGATAATGAGATTTATTTCGATAGAATTACATCAGATAAACTTCATGCAGACTTTTACATTGACGACAAAGCAATTACAATAGCGAATGGAGATTGGGATTCTGTTAAGAAAATTATTAGATCGAGAATTAAAGTTGATTAATTTGGAGGTATTATAAAATGGGTATTAAAAATTCATTTGCGAAGGTGCCAAACAATAGGTTTAGCAGAAACTTCGGTGGAACAATTGCCGGAGTAGCAGATCCTTATTTAACTGGTTATCACTTTGTGTATTTTGCAGGGATACCAGCTTCCCTTCCACAATATGCAGATAATATGACTAAACAAGAGATTGCAAATATTCTAGCGGCTGCCTGTCTATCGGTTACACCACCTGGAGGAACTCTCAACAAAGTAG